AGCAGGAGTAAAGTATTCCAAAGACTCTCTTATCAAAAGTCAGTCTATTAGAAGATATAGAGAAAATTTAGGAACGCAAAGAATTTTACCTGATCCACTTTTTGATCCTGTAAAATTAGATAAAGTAGGTGTTGGTTCTAAACTAGGTAAAGGTATCCCTCTTGCTATGTTTACAAATGGACATGGAGCAAGGACTACAATGAACCATTTAGGACAAGGAAAAAGAAGAGACATTGCTAAACAATTCTATTGTCATGTTCCTTTGATCCAAGGTTTTAGAAACAATAAAAGATTTGATAAACATAGTTTAGTTATTTCTGAAGGTTTGATCAAACCATTTTCTGGTGAGGTTATGCTGGAAGGAAGTGTGAGAGATTTACAGTCTAAAGGTCGGGCAGTTGTATATGAAGTCTTAGACGCAAATGGTAGAGTTGATCCATACAAGACATTTGAGTTAGCAAATTATTGGAAAGATAATCACCTATTCCAAAATATGATTCTTCATTATGATACACTAGAGCCAACTAGGGCAATTGTTAAGCACGGTTCTTTTGAGAAGAGTGTTGATCCCGGTGATCCCGGTCTTATTGAAATTCGTAAGCCATATCACACAGAAATTACAGTGATTATGCCTATTGTAGATTCGTTTTATAGGGGCGATTTTAAAAGAGAAGTTCAAACTGATTTTAACTTCAATCTATATGTTACTGATGGATTGATGCATTTTAGTTATAAATAAATTATAATCTAACAAGAAAAGTTGACAAATGGCAGTATCAAAAGCATTTTCAGTTGAAGATGGTAATCAACAGTTAAGGTCTATTATCTCTACTAAAGTAAGAGATTACAGTGATTTGGATTTAACTTTCACTGCTAGAACTACTGGTGATGTATTTAAAAAGACTGATGCAGCAGCTGTTAAGCAATCTGTAAAAACTATCTTGCAGACTAACTATGGTGAAAGGCCTTTTCAACCATTGTTTGGTGGAAACCTTAGAGCAAGACTGTTTGAGAATTTTACTGATGATGAAAATGCATTTTTTATTGAAGAAGCTATTAAAGAAGTCTTAGCGACATATGAACCAAGAGCTCAAGTACTTTCAGTTGATGTAAACGATTTATACACTGATAGAAACTATTTGGGGATCACAGTAGAGTTTCAGATTGTCAACACAGAAGAGACTGTAGTACTAGAGACTAATATATCAAGGATTAGATAAGAATGGCAACCACTATTACACCATCAGATTTGAATTTTGATGATATCAAAACATCTCTGACAAATTATTTTAAATCAAAATCAGAGTTTTCGGATTATGATTTTGAAGGTTCTGCCCTATCTAACATTATGGATGTGTTAGCATATAACACACACTTAAATGGATTGCTGGCAAACTTTGCATTGAATGAAGCATTCTTGCCTACGGCACAACTCAGAACGTCTTTGGTGAATCAGTCACTTTCTTTTGGATATATTCCAAGATCAAAGACTTCATCCCGTGCACAACTTACTGTTTCTGTTAACTTATCTAATGCTGCATCCAGACCAGCAACTGTAACACTTCCGGCCGGCACAGCATTCACTGCTTCTGTTGATGGTGTAAGTTATACATTTAGAACACTTCTTGAGTATACAGGATATGATACAACAGGTACAGGTATCTACACATTTGTAGATCAACTTGGCAATCCATATATTACTGTGCTTGAAGGCGAACTGACTGTAAAAACATTTATTGCAGAAATCACTGGTGATAGACAGGTCTATGTTGTACCTGATCAAGACTTGGATTTAACGACAGTAGGTGTACAAGTATATGATGATGTTAACTCTGATAATTTCACCACATATTTTAGTGCAAACGCTACGACAAGTGGTAATATTATTGCTACTGTATCGTCTACTACTGCGTTATATCTGCCTTTGGAGACATATAACGGTTATTGGGAATTCAACTTTGGTGTTGGCGGTGTTACAGGTGTAAACCCAACTAACGGCCAGGTTATTCGTATTACATACCTGAGAACAAATGGACTTGAGGCAAACGGTGCTTCTGTCTTTACACCATCATCTACACTAAGTGTGAACAATGTATCTTACACACTTAACGCAGTAACTTATGCAAAATCTTCTTTTGGTGCTGACAAAGAAGGTACAGAGTCTATTCGTATTAATGCACCATTGTCTTATCTTGCACAGAACAGATTTGTTGCGGCCGGTGACTATCTCGGTATTATTGCTAACGGTGTTCCGGGTATTAAGTCTATCAATGCATGGGGCGGTGAAGATAATGTTCCTGCCAAATATGGTAAAGTCTTAGTATCTCTAGTCTATGAAGACACATTAACAACTGCACAAAGACTTGCTACAGAAGCAGTTATTATTCAAAATCTTACAAATCCACTATCTGTCATTGGTATTGAAACTGAATTTGTTGACCCGACATTTATTTACCTTGACGTAAGTACAACATTTAGATATAATGCTGGTTTGACTAACTTGACTAGACAAGCAATTGAAAATAAAATTAGAAGTTTTGTGCAATCGTATTTTGCTACCAATGCAGGAAAGTTTAATGATGTAATTCATAAGTCAAAGATTGCATCTGCTATTGATGGTGCTGATCCATCTATTCTTGGAACTAAACTTGATATTAATATGAAAGCAAGATTTACTCCGGTTGTTAATGCTACAACAGGAAACTTTGTTCGTTCTGACTATACTGTTAACTTCTTAAATAGCATTCAAGCACCAAAGATGGATACCCCTACAATTACTAGTGAAAAGTTTACATTTAATAACTTGCAATGTACTATCAGAAATGCACCTTTACATTCTACAACATTACAAATTATTGATGGAGATGCAAACGTAATCGTTGGCAACGTTGGTAACTATGAACCAGCCACAGGAAAAGTAAACCTTGTCGGGTTCCTGCCACAAACTATTGTTTCTGGTAATACTTACTTACAAATCAAAGCCATCCCTGCTGATGATACAAACTTTAAGCCTTTGAGGAATACACTGATTGAATTGGGTGATAATTTGGTTGCTGGTGTTCCAGATATTGATGCTGCTACTTCTGTTGCGGGTGTGACAAACTAAAATGAGTAGTGTAAGAACCACAACTGACTTTAATAGACTTAATGCAAATATGTATGAGTCTCAAATCAATACAGTTGTGCCTGAACATTTCAAGGAACAGTATCCAAAATTAATTGATTTTCTAGAAGCATATTATGAGTATCTGGATAGTGATGGAACACCGACTCATAATCTGAAAAATTTATTTACAATTAAAGACCCGGGCTCTACGCCAGATGAGTTTCTTGAAAAAATGTTTGAAGAACGTGTTCCCGGCATTTCTGGTGATACATTTCCATCAGCAAGATACGCTTTCTTACAGATACCGGGATTTTTGAATGGTAAAGGTTCAAAAGTATCTGTAGAAGGTTTCTTTAGATTTTTCTTTGGCACTGATGTTGATCAGGTTCTTCCTAGAAACTCTATGTTTATTGTTGGTCAGTCAGAAGTGGGAGCAGAATCTCTTAGATTTATTCAGGATTCTTACTTCTATCAAGTATATTCCATTCTTTTGAGAACAAACGTTCCTGCTGACCAGTGGTTTGCTTTCTATAAACAATATATTCATCCGGCTGGTTTTGCTATTTTCAGTGAAACATTGTTTGAACTTTTAGCAGACAATTCAGAATTAGCAGCAACTATGCCATTGTCGGCAGTTGACAGTGATATTAACACAGTAATTGTACAAGAGATTGCAGACTTTTCTCTTTCCCCAACTATCAGTCTTACGGGTATTGATAGTTCTGAAACTGCTAGATATTATGTAGGTAGGGATATTCACTTCTATAATGACTCTTTAGGTGGTCTTGATAGTTCGTATGCACAATACAAGTCTATCAAAGATATTCTAAATACTAACTCGCCCACCTTTGATGACTCGGCAGATTCTGCTGGCTCTGGTCTCACAAGAATTCTTATGTCCGACACTATTCAGACAATGGATGAAGATATTTTCCCATTCTATTCTGATTCTGGCGCAGATACACCTTAATAATTTGATATAAATATTACTAATTCACTCAATGAGTAGGTAACATGGCAAGACAAAATATTTCTAAAGGTACAGCAGCAAATGATGGTACAGGTGATACCTTACGGTCTGCTGCAACCAAAATTAATGAAAACTTTACAGAACTTTATACTGCACTAGGTGGTGATAGCACTGTATTAGGAAATGACATTACCTTTGATAGCACTGGTATTATCTTTACTGATGACTCTAACCATACCACTACTCTTGGGTTCTTAAATCCTGATGCAGCTGGTAGAACAGTTAATCTCCCCAATAAAGACGGTGAGATTGTAGTTATTGAAGGATCATCTAGAAAATCAGTTGACTTGGCAGATGGTGCTACAGCTGCTAGAGCATTGTTTAATAACAACTATGATAGCACAGGCGCATTTCCAACTGCTTCTGTGTATAAAGGTGTTATTTTACATGATGGGCAAAGCAACAAAGCTTTCTACTCTAATGGTACAAACTACTCTAAAGTAATTGACAGTGATACGTTAACAACTGGTAGTTATAATATTACCACTAATGCGACATTGAATAGTTTAACATTGAATAGACCAAGGATGAATACAATTATTCGTGACTCTGCGGATAATGAAATCATTCAACTTACCACTAGTGGTACTCCAAATAACTATTTAAAAGTTACAGCAGAAGCATCTACTGCATCTCCAACTATTGGAGCAGA